GGCAAAACAAAGACATGGAACCCGCCCACAGTTGGCGAGCAATGCGTTTTGCTTTCACCCTCTGGTGAATTCGCGGGCGGCGTGGTCTTGCCAGGCATTGCCAGCAACCACAACCCCGCACCAGACACCAACCCAGACAACACCCGCACAGAATACCCAGACGGCGCAACGGCTGATTACAACCATGCAGAGCATCACTACATCATCACATTGCCAACCGAGGGCAAGTTTAGTTTTGTCGTCGGTGCAACCACTCTTGAACTGCGCAACGACGGAGTGACCTTGCGCACGCCTAAATTTGAGGGCGTCAAATCATGAGCCATGGCATTGCTGTTAAAACCCTGGACCGTGCAGGCGGCCCGCATCGAGCTGGCGGGCAGGACTTCTTTGCTGTCGATGGCGCGCTGGTTGTGGTGCTGGGTGACAGCATTACCCCACATGGCCCCGTACCGCATGCCAGTCCAGTGATGGCGCAGGGTTCTGCCTGGATGACTTTGAACGGCATCCCAGCATGCCGGGCCGGACACCTGGCGTCATGCGGCCACGCAAGTACCGGCCGTAGCTGGTTTGTCATTCCCGAATAAGGCAAGGGAAATAACACCATGGCAGGCATGAATCTATCAACAGGTGAACGCATCGCAGGCCTGGCGCATTTACGCCAGAGCATTGCCGATATTTTGACCACACCCATAGGCACCCGCGTCATGCGCCGCGACTATGGCAGCCGCTTGTTTGAACTGATAGACCAGCCAGACAACGGCAGTACACAAGTGCGTCTGTATGCCGCCACGGCTGAAGCCCTGTTGAAGTGGGAACCCCGCATCAAGCTAACGCAAGTCAAGCTGTACCGCACAGACACGCCCGGCAAAGTCATCATTGATCTTAAAGGCCAACTGGTACGCGCATCCAAGGCGTTTAGTTTGTCTTTGCCTGTGACGGTGAAAGCATGATTGATTTAACCAAGCTGCCACCGCCTGCAGTCGTCGAAGTGCTGGATTTTGAAGCACTGGTCAACGTGCACAAACAAGACTTGCTGCAACGCCAGCCCAGCGCGGCCAATGTGCTGGCCTTGCCATCTGAACCCCTGGTCAAGCAGGTAGAAGCCTTTGCTTACCGTGAAATGCTTTTGCGCGGCCGCATCAACGACGCCGCCCGCGCCAACCTGCTGGCCTTTGCCACCGGCACGGATCTGGACCATAAAGGCGCTTTCTACAACCTGGCACGCTTATCAGGCGAAGCAGACGAGCGTTACCGCAACCGCATACAGTTGCGCATTGCTGCCCTGGCTGGCAATGGCACGGCAGAGCAATACCACCTGCTTGCACTGTCTGCCAGCGCCAATGTGCGCGACGCCAACGTCACCAGCGCAACGCCTGGCAGCATTGCCGTGGTGCTGTGGCTGATCGATGCCAGCCAGGCGCAAGCCACCAGCGCCGCCGTACTGGCGGCCATGAACGCACCCAACGCCCGCCCGCTGGGTGTGGCTGTCAAAGTGGTTGTAGCGCGGCCCGCGGCCTTGGATGTAACGGCAACCTTGTGGCGCGAAGCCAGCGCACCGGCTGATATCGTCACGCAAATTAAGGCGCGCTTTATTGCTGCCATTGCCAGCTATGCCAGCCTGGGCCGCAGCGTGCCACTGTCCTGGGTAACCGCGCAACTGCAACAGCCTGGCATTGCCCGCGTTGAATTCCCCATTGCAGGCCAGCCCGCCAGCAATACCGTCCTGGCCGCAGATGAATACGCCATCGCCGGCGCCATCACTCTAACAGATGGCGGTGTAGCGTGACTGATCTTGCTTTGTTACTGCCACCCAACGCCAGCGAGCTGGAACGCAATCTCGTGCGCATTGCCCCGCGTGCGGATCTGGATACGGCTGCAGACGCACCGGCCAACATCGCCAGCACCATGCCTGCAGCTTTCCAGCCCTGGCTTGCCGCTGAATGGAACCTGTCGCAATTCTCGCTGCACTTTGCCAGCAATGCCGAGCTGATCGCCGCTGGCTTGCCCTGGCTGCTGGAACGCGGCAGCGCCGCCAGTGTCGCGCGCGCCTTGTCCTGGCTGGGATATGACCAGGTTGCAATAGAGGAAGATGAATTTCTGGTTCACATCGACCCAGGCACCACGGCCGCCGCGCTGGATCTGGCACGTATACGCCAGGTGGTGAATGCATCCTTGCCCGCACACAGCCGCTTTTATCGCCTGTATCACGGTCTTGACCTGCGTGCAGGACGCTTTGACGCCACCAGCTTTGATCAATGCTTGTTTGATGATGATTCTGGTATCTGGTCCGGTGACCCGGCTACTGATGGCGTAAAGCTATCTTTCGGCGAAACGCACACGGCCGCAGTGAATGCGCCGGCAGCCTTACACCCGATAGCCGCCCACCGCCCGCGCCAGTTAAACATCATCGTTGACGATGCCTTGATGCAGCTGGATAGCTGGGTGCTGGATAGCGAAATCCGTTTGAATAGTGTCGTCAGCATCAGCGACTTGTCCAGCGGGGTGGTGAATCAGCCAGCCATGCAACCCTTGCTATCTGCTCACCACGCCAGCTATTGCGCCGTGCTGATGGCGCGCGCCATGCCTGCACCTATCACCGCCATTGCACCAGGCACAGCAAGCACAGTTTGCAGCCCGGCCTTGCCTGTTTATGGCTGGGCTGACCAGTGGACCAGCGGCTGGGCCGTCTGCTACCCCTTAATTTCAAATCCATAGAAAGGCACTGACATGGCAGTCCTGCAAGACCAAGGCCGCATCGAGCTGGCCGAACAATTTAAAAACCGCCCGCTGCACCTGGCCTGGGGACACGGCCTGGCCGCATGGGACGCCGCGCCCGTATCCGAACCCATCACTGCCACCGCCCTGGTGGACGAGATAGGCCGCCGCGTGGCATCACAAAAGCAATTCGTGGTACCAGAAACAGACCCCAACGCACCCAACACTATCAAAGTGCCAGGCGGTGACCTGTACCGCATCGTCAACACGCCATCACGCTGGGTATTGGTCGAATTTGTCTTTGACTATGGCGACGGCGCAGGCCAGGACATACGCGAGCTGGGCTTGTTTGTCGGCACTGAGGTGGCCGCAGGCCTGCCAGCCGGGCAACGCTATTTCACCCCCGCACAAATCACCGCGCCTGGCCGCCTTTACATGCTGGACCGCATCCCGCGCCTGATACGGTCTGGCGCGACTGAGCAAGTCTATCGCTACGTTTTGCCATTCTGAACAGGACACCCATGGAACAAAACATCAACTTACCCGGCTACCTGAACCGGCACGACGCTGCCAAGCAGTTTGACACGCTACTGTATCGCTCGGACAAGGTCATCCAGTCTGACGAACTCAACGAAACACAAAGCCTGCTGCAAGCTCGCATTAAAGGCGTGGCTGATGTATTGCTGGCAGACGGCGCGGTTATCCGTGACGCCCGCATCGTCGTCAATGCCAGCACAGGCGCGACTACCTGCGAATCTGGCGCGCTGTATGTGGATGGCGCAGTGCGTGGCATAGCGCCTGCAGCTTTAACCATTGCCGTGGTCGGTATCGTCATCGTGGGCGTGTACCTGCAACCGCATATCATCACTGAGCTGGAAGATCCCAGCCTACGCAACCGCGCACAAAATACCCGTGGCTTTGACAAAGCCGGTGCAGGCCGCCTGCAAAAGCTGCTGGTCTGGGGCTTTGCCGGTGACGGCCAGTCTGGTGATTTTTACCCTGTCTATACGGTAGAAGACGGCACAGTACGCAGCAAAGAACCACCGCCCCAGCTCGATGGCGTGACGCAGGCACTGGCACGTTATGACCGTGACTCATCCGGCGGTGATTACGTGGTGAACGGTTTGAACGTTTCCGCTGCAGACAACCTGCCCAGCGGTGAACAGGTTTACACGGTCAGCGAAGGTCGCGCCCGCGTGTTTGGCTTTGCTGTTGAACTGCCAACCAGCCGCCGCCTTGTTTATGCAGCCACGCCAGATTTTAGGTACATCGAGAACGAGCCGCACCAGTCCACCGGCACAGCGGCACAGCGCGTGAACTTTGACCGCAGCCCGGCTGCGAATGTCACTCACGTGACCATCACAGCGCAAAAAACCATAGACGTAGCACACGGCGGTTTTACCGGCGCACAAGACCCGCTGGAGGATGGTTCTGTACTGGCTGTGCTGTCTGTCAAACAAGGCGCTACCACATACCTTAAGGATGTTGACTGGAAATTCACCGCCCAGCAGATGGACTGGTCATTACCTGGTGCAGAGCCAGCACCCGGCACCACTTACAAAGTGACTTATCAATATCTGGCAAGCGTGCCGGCAACAGCGTTTGATGCCGATGGCTGCACCGTCACCGGCGCAGTGGCAGGAACGCCTATCCTGGTGAGTTATAACCGCATGCTGCCCCGTATAGACCGCCTGTGCATGGACAGCGCAGGCGCGCTGGTCTGGCTGCCTGGTGTGGCAGCAGACCGCAACCCCAGGCCACCCAGCGTACCGGCCAACCTGTTGCCGCTGGCATCTGTGGTACAGAACTGGCGCGCCGGTGCACGAACGGTGAACAATGACAGCGTGCGCGTGGTTCCCATGGACACCCTCGCTGCTTACGCCCGCCGCATGGACTTGCTGACTGAATTAATGGCCCAGCAGCGGCTTGAATCCAGTACGCAATTGCGTGATGCCACCGCCAAGCGCGGCTTGTTTGTTGACCCCTTCATGTCTGATTCTGTACGTGACCAGGGCTTGACGCAGACCGGCGCAATCTTTGGCGGTGAACTGACTTTGCCTGTGTCAGTTGAACCGCGTTTGTTATCTGTCGATATGGCAACACCTTTAACACTGGCTTACAACACTGTCACCTTGTTGGAACAGGCTTTGCGCACTGGCAGCATGCGTATCAACCCTTACGACGCTTTCGACCCGCTGCCCTCTGATGTGACCCTGAACCCAGCCATAGACCGCTGGACAGACTTAAGCACTACCTGGTTAAGCCCTGTCACTCAAAACATTACAGAAAACCAGACCAGGACCGTGCAACGCTCATCAGTACAGGCTGATGGCGAAGCCTATGAGCGCATCAATGTCCTAACAAACGAAATCAGCTACAGCAGCAAACCGGCTGAATTCATCAGGCAAATCAGTGTTGGATTTACGATTAAAGGCTTTGAAGCAGGCGAAACCATACAAACCTTGCGCTTTGATGGTATCGCCGTAGTACCGGGCAACATCGCCACGCCAACACCAGGCAGCATCACCGGCACGTTCATGATTCCCGCCAAAGTACCAGCAGGCAGCAAACGCGTGGAATTTGTGGGTACGCATGGCAGCTATGGTGTGGCGATCTATAGCGGCATAGGCCTGGAGGCACAGGACGTGCGTCAGCTGGTGACGGTGCATACATCGGGCTGGGTAAGCTTCTTTAAGGTAGATCCACTGGCCCAGACATTCACGCTGGCCGCTGACCGCCAGATTGCCGGGCTGGATCTGTGGTTCACGGCCAAGGGCAATTCTATGCTGGCGGTGCAAATACGTGAAACCCGTATGGGCATCCCTGACCAGAAAGTCATTGTACAAGCCCGCCTTGCTGCATCCACAGTCAATACCAACGGCCAGGCAACCCGTATCAATTTTGATTACCCGGTCACGCTGAGTGGTGGCGTGGACTATGCACTGGTGATTTTGTGTGACGATGCCACCACGGCCGCCGCCATTGCCGAGCTGGGCAAGTATGACGAGCATAAGGGCCAATGGGTAACCAGCCAGCCTTATACCGTGGGTGTGCTGCTGTCTTCTTCAAATGCAACGACATGGACGCCACACCAGGACAGAGATTTAGCGTTTCGTCTGGTAGCCGCTGAATACACCGCCACCACCCGCACCATAGAGCTGGGCAATACAAATCTGAACAACGTCACAGATTTAATGCTGCTGGGCCTGGTAGAAGCCCCCAGCGCACAGACCCGCGTTGAATATCAAATCACTTTGCCGGGTGGCAGCGTCCTGAATCTGGATGACGGCCAGCCGGTGCGCCTGGCTGCGCCAACATCAGGGCAATTCAGTGTCCGGGCCAAACTCACCGGCACGGCCAGTCTGTCACCAGTGCTACACCCAGGCGTCACGCTGTTGGCTGGCACGGTTGCCAACCAGGGCAGCTACATCAGCCCGCTGGTGCCTGCAGGCCAGAACGTCCGCGCCCGTATCGTCATTGATAGCAACCTGCCTGCAGGATCAACCCTGAATGTCAGTGTGGCACCAGAGGCAGGCGGTGCGCCGGTCTACACGCCTGCTGCCTTTGTATCAAGCCGGGACATTGCTACCGACTGGCATGAGCTGACCTATGAATTAAACGGCGTCAATGCTGATCGCTTGCGGGCAAAGTTGGAAATGACTGGCAATACAGCAGCCAGGCCACGTCACCGCAATTTGCGCGTGATTGTTATCTGAGGATTGCCATGCAAGATCAAAAGACACCTAACCAGCAATACAAGCTGCCCCACATTCAAAACACCGGCGCGGAAGAAGTAATAAGGCTGCGTGACACCATCACCGCCATAGACAACGACGTGGCCGCCCTGAATGTGGCGCTGGTGACCAAGGCGGGCAAAGTCACTACAGACAATCTACAAGCGCAGATTGATGAGCTTTCTATTCTTATTTATGCAGGCCTGATATGAGCACAACCAACTTAACGGATTTCCGCGACCAGTACATCGCCCGCGCCAAGGCGCTGCTGCAGGCGACTGACATAGCCAATGCAGACAGCAAGACATTAATCCTGACAGGTGCCGTGTTTGGCAGCCTGGACAAAGTCATTAATGCGCCCCTGATAGGCCGCGACACCCTGGCCCTGTTCGATGCCATGACCAGCGCAGAGATAGACACCTGGCTGGCCGACGCGGCCCACCGTAGCGCATGGCAGCGGCTTTGCACTGATGAAGCCCGCACCATACAAGTGGCGCTGCAGGACGACTTGCTACGGCCCAAGCTGATGGGCAGCACACTGGCATGGACAGACATCATTGCATCGAGCGTCATGCAGACATGGATACAAGGTAAAGCCGTCTACCTGGTGCCCTATATCGCTGCAATACCTGGTTGCCTGACATTGACAGCATCCAGCCGCACGACTATGGACAAGTTTGCCAGTGTACAAGCTGCAATGACACTGATCTATGCAAGCGCCAACTGGTTAAACGCGATTGCTGCCAACACCCCGGCGCAAGATGCCATAGGGGCCAGCCTGATTGCTTTGCGAGAGCTGGCGAAATCAAGTGCTGCTATGAATACGCTATACACCAAGCTGACCACCATCATGGTGTTTCTGTTTGCTGATGCCGCTGCCTCGGTGGATGCCTGGAACTTTGTATCGAGCGAAATTGCCGCAGGCCGCACGACGCTGGCAAGCACTTTCTTCGGTGATGCCGGTGTACGCAACGCCTTGCACGGCAATACAGGCATCACAACGGCTTTGACCACAACGGCCAGCGCCCTGTATCAATGGCTGTTCACCAACAAAATGACCGTCTTCCAGCGCACCTATGCGGCCAGCACGGCACAAAGCGGCGCGGCTATAGGCGGCAAGATATTGATGCTGGCGATGTCTGGCGCGTATAGCGCCGCTGGTCCGTCTTACTTCTATCTGACCGGCACCAGCAGCCAGTCATTGCAGGCCGCCAACGGGGCGGGCTATATCACCCTGACCACAGCACACAAGGCAGTAGGCAGCCAAACCGGCCCGCTTTATTTCACAGACGCCAGCACCGGCAGCTATTACATGACGCTGGGCTATCTGGTTATTTAAGGATCAAGGAGGATTAAATAAGATGACACAATTGATATTAGATGCAGCCAATCAAATCACCGGCTACACCCACGACGACCAGCAGGCCGCCTGGGAAGGCGTGCGCCTGGTACCAGCTCCGGACGGCTTTAACCCGGCATTGCTGGCCCATTACACCGCCAAGGTTGCCAAGGGCAAGACCACCATCACCCTGAACATGGAAGCAGCATTGACAGCCGCCAAAGCTGCCTGCTGCAGTCTCATCAAAGAAGAAGCAGCCAGGCTGATTGCCGCCACAGACTGGAAACTGCAACGCGCCCAGGAACGTGACGCCGCAGGCTGGGGCAGTCTTGCCGAGATTGACCAGGTGCTTACCGAGCGTGAAGCGATACGCCAATCCAGCAACGCCGCCGAGCTGGCCGCCAACGCCCTGACCGACATCACAACCGTGCAGACATTCACCTGGTCAATAGATGTTCCGGTATCGGCCCCCAATCGCCTTACACGCGGCCAATTCCTTGACCGTTTCACCAAGGAAGAAAGAGCCGCCATTCTTGTCGCAGCAGAAGCCAACGGCACCTTAAAAGCCTGGGTAATGCGCCTTGAAAACTCAGACTGGATCAAACCAGCAGAAGCCACACCCGGCCTGCAGGCGCTAGAAATCGCCGGGCTGATACAGCCTGGCCGTGCAGTACAAATTTTATCTTAACCCTCCCAACCACCACAGGAGCAACCACAATGCCCGTAACAAGCTATCACCATGGCGTGCGCGTCATCGAAATCAACGAAGGCACCCGCCCTATACGTACCGTTTCTACTGCAGTCATCGGCCTGGTTGCCACGGCTGACGATGCAGATGCAACGGTCTTCCCCCTGAACGTGCCGGTGCTGATTACCAACGTGCAAGCCGCCATTGCCAAAGCAGGCCGCACCGGCACGCTGGCTAAAGCCCTCAACGCTATCAGCTTGCAAACCAACCCGGTCACCATCGTGGTGCGCGTGGATGCTGATGAAGACGAAGCCATCCAGACCGCCAATGTGGTCGGCACGGTGACAGCCAGCGGCCAATACACAGGCGTCAAAGCCTTGCTGGCTGCGCAAACCAAGTTTGGTATTAAGCCGCGCATTTTGGGCGCTCCTGGCCTCGATACGCAAGCGGTAACCACCGAGCTGGCCGCCGTCGCTCAAAAGTTGCGCGCCTTTGTGTATGCCTCTGCCTGGGGCGCACAGACCAAGGAAGCAGCCATCGCTTACCGTCAGCACTTCGGCCAGCGTGAGGTCATGATTATTTGGCCGGACTTTGTCCACTTCGACACAGTCAGCAAAGCCAGCGCATCCATACCAGCCGTCGCCTATGCGCTGGGGCTGCGTGCCAAGATCGACAATGACACAGGCTGGCATAAATCCCTGTCCAATGTCGTGGTCAATGGCCCGACCGGCATAGCGCGGGACGTGTTCTGGGATCTGCAATCATCGGCCACAGATGCAGGCGTCCTGAATGCTGCGGGCGTCACCACCCTGATTAACAAGACTGGCTACCGCTTCTGGGGCAGCCGCACGGCCGAGGAAGCAGAATTCTTTTTCTTTGAAAACTACACCCGCACGGCGCAAGTGCTGGCTGACACTATCGCCGAAGTGCATTTCAGCTATGTAGACAAGCCCATGCACCCGTCCTTAGTGCGTGACTTGATTGAATCCATCAATGCCAAATTCCGCGCCCTCAAAACGGCCGGGCTGATCATCGACGGCAAAGCCTGGTTCAACCCAGCGGCCAACAGCAAAGATTCATTGAAGATTGGTTCACTGACGATTGATTACGACTACACGCCAGTGCCACCAGTAGAAGACCTGGTACTGCAACAGCGCATCACAGACCGTTACCTGGCCGACTTTGCCAAGCAAATCACCACTTAAACCCTGATTTAATAGAAGGAGCAAACCATGGGACTACCCAGCAAGCTTAAAGACTTTAATTTGTTCAATGATGGCCTATCGTATCTGGGCCTGGTGCCTGAACTGACCTTGCCCAAACTCAGCCGCAAGATGGAAGACTACATCGCAGGCGGCATGTCCGGGCCTATCGAGATTGACTACCACAACGAAAAAATCGAACTCGACTGGACCGCAGGCGGCCTGCTGTATGACGCCTTGCTGCAATACGGCGCCGTCACCCACAACGCCGTGCAGTTGCGCTTTGCCGGTGCCTACCAGAATGACGATACCGCCCAGGTGGACGCCGTGGAAATCGTGGTACGTGGCCGCCATAAGGAAATCGAAATGGGCAGCGCCAAGATGGCCGACAAGGGCGAACACAAGTACAAAACCACTTGCAGCTATTACAAGCTGATGATTAACGGTGAAGACATCATCGAGCTGGACTTTATCAACGGCGTGGAAATCGTCGGTGGCATAGACCGCCGCGCCGAACTGCGCGCCGCAATCGGCATGTAAGAGAAACCCCTCAATCATCTTTAATCAGTAGTCCTACCAACTTTTAGAAAGCAAAACCATGGCAATCAACAAAGACGAAGTGATCGTTATCAACGGCAACACCAAAACCATCACCCTGGATGAACCACTCAAACGTGGCGACACCGAAATTACCACCATCACTCTGCGCAAACCAAAGGCTGGCGAACTGCGCGGCGTTTCCTTGATCGACTTGGGCAATATGAACGTCGTCGCCCTGCAGCAAGTCTTGCCGCGTATTACTGCACCCATCCTGACCGCGCAAGACGTTGCCAGCCTTGACCCCGCAGACTTGATGGATATCGGCATGGAAGTAGCAGGTTTTTTGGTCAAGAAAGCGGACCGCATGGTCTTCCAGAAAGAATAGAAGACGCCATGGCAGACCTGGCGATTGTGTTTCACTGGCCGCCGTCTGCCATGGATGATTTGACTGTGTTGGATTTAATGGACTGGCGTGAACGCGCCAGAGTGAGAAACTCAGCGGAGTAATTATGTCAGCACGTGACCTGAAGCTGCAGGTAATCTTTAACATGATAGAGCGCGTTACCGCGCCCTTGAAGCGCATCATGGCCCAGTCGTCGGCTAGCGGCAAAGCCCTCAAAGCCTTGCGCGACCGCCTCAAGGAAATGGACGCGCAACAGAAAAACATTACCGGCTTCAGGCGCATGTCTGCCAACTTGCGCGAAACCTCCGGGCGGCTGGGTGTAGCCCAGCAAAAGGTCAAAGCCCTGGCCGAACAAATGCGGGCAACCCAACACCCCACCCGCGCCATGACAAGGGAGTTTGACCGCGCCACCAGGGCGGCCAGGCTGATCAAGGAACAGCTACAGCGAGAAAGCCAACAGCTACAAGTCTTGCGCAGCAGCCTGCATGCAGCAGGCATCAGCACCCAGCAACTGAGCGCCCATGAACGCAGCTTGCGCAATAATATGGCGGCCACCAATGCCCAGATAGCGGCCCAGCAACAGCAGTTAGCTGGCCTGGCAAGGCGGCAGCAACAGGTTGCCGCTGCCAGGCAGCGCATGGACAGTACCCGCAATGCAGCCAGCAATGCCAAGATGACGGGCTTTGATATGGCGATGACAGGCGCGGTCATGGGTATGCCCATGATCAAATCCTTGAATGAATCCAAGCATTTTGAAACGGAAATGAACCGCATTGTGGCGCTGGGCATGGGCGATAAAATCTCAGCAGACGCCATCAAGTTTAGCCAGGGTATGAAAACCTATGGTGTCAGCAGCCTGGAAAGCATGGAACTGATGCGCGATTCGCTGACCGTGTTTGCAGACCTGCACCATGCCGAAATGGTCTTACCCACCCTGGCCAAGATGAAGTTTGCCAATGCCGCCATGTTTGGCGAAGAAGCCGGGGCAGAACGCGGCCAGACCTTTATGAACATGCTGAAAGTGATCGAGCTGCGCGGCGGCCTTGCCAGCAAAGAAAAATTTGAGCATGAAGCCAACCTGGTGCAAAAGGTCATCACCGCCACTGGCGGCCGTGTCGGCCCCAATGAATGGCTGAACTTTATCAAAACGGGCGGTGTAGCAGCAAAGTCCATGCAAGATGAAGCCTTTTTCTACAAAATGGAACCACTCATCCAAGAAATGGGCGGCCATCGCGTGGGTACGGGCCTGATGTCGGCCTATTCCAATCTTTACCAGGGCAGGACCACGGTACGCGCCGCGCAAGAAATGGGCAGGCTGGATTTGCTCGATACCAGCAAGGTGCAGTACAACAAAATTGGCATGATCAAACAAATCAAGCCGGGCGCACTGGCAGGCGGTGACTTATTAAAATCTGACCCCATGGCCTGGCTGGAAACGGTCTTGCTGCCCAAGCTGGCCGCCAAGGGCATTACAGACCAGGAGCAAATCAAGGACACCATTGCCACCATCATGACGAACCGGACGGCGTCTAACCTGTTCACGCAAATGTATTTGCAACGCGCCCAAATCCACAAGAACGCCAAGTTAAATGCAGGCGCGGCCAATATCGACACACTGGACAAAGTCGCCAAGACCACCGCCAAAGGCAAAGAGCTGGAAACCCTGGCAAGAATTCGCAACACAGAAAAAGAAATAGGTGAACAAGTCTTGCCCATCTATGCGGCCGCCTTACAAAAGCTGGCAAGCGCCCTGCAAAGCGTCACCACCTTTATGAAAGAACATTCCACCACCGCCAAGGTTGTGGTGGTGGGCTTTACGGCGCTGGCGGCTACCATGGTGGTGATGGGTGGCGTCACCATCGTGCTGGCCTCCATCATTGGCCCGCTGGCCTTGCTGCGCTTTGGCTTTGCCATGCTGGGGATACGCGGCGCCTTGCTGGCTGGCACCTTTGCCCGGCTGGGTGCGGCCTTTGCGCGTATCGGCCCCTTTATTGCCCGGATAGGCGTCTGGCTGCGCGGCCTGTTGCCTGCCTTGCGCCTGGTCGGTACGGCGGTGATGTGGCTGGGCCGGGCCTTCCTGATGGCTGGCCGCTTCTTACTGATGAACCCTATTGGCCTGGCAATTACCGCCATTGCTGCAGCGGCATACCTGATCTATCGCAATTGGGCGCAAGTCAGTGCCTTCTTTAGCGGGCTATGGGCATCCATCAAAACCAGCTTTAACA